TATTTGCGGTTTGACGTCGCCGACGTCCGCGCACTCGCCGACGATCTCGCCGCGGAGGCGCAGCGAGCCGAGCGCCTGTACAAATCGGGCATCATCGACCGCGCCGAGGCGAAACGCATCGCCGGCATCGAGCCGTCCGAGGAGGACGAGGGCTCGATGTATCCTGGCACAACGCAGACTGCCGACGCGCTGGGCATCAACGACGCCGCCAATGCCGCCGGTATCCTGATCCGCTCTGGGTTTGAGCCGGGCGCAGTCGCCGACGCGCTGGGCATCGATATCCAACACACCGGAGCTGCACCGGTCACGCTCCGCGAGGATGCCGCCGCGGTGCGGTCGCTCGATCTCAAATCAACGCCGACCGAGGCGATGCAGACGGCCGCGCGACGGGCGCTTCAGTGGAAACGCGAGGGCCGCGCCGGCGGTACCCGCGTGGGTCTCGCCCGTGCCAACCAGATTGTCAACGGTGGCGTCATCCGCGAGGACACCATCCTGCGGATGTACTCGTTTTTTCGCCGGCACGAGGTCGACCGCGAGGCCGAGGGATTTAACCAAGGCGAGCAGGGATATCCGTCGCCGGGTCGTGTGGCGTGGGATTTGTGGGGCGGTGACGCCGGGTACGCATGGGCGACCAGCAACCGCGAAAAACTGCTCCGCGGCGAGCGGCTCGCCAAACAATTGGAGGACGATCTGCCGGCGTTGGAGGACGCCGACGGCCGCCCTTTTTGGACATTGACAACCGAATAGCGACAAAGCAATCACCGGATGATTCGGAGCTATGGCGGGCTGCGCGGGCATACCGCGCCGGGCTCGAGCGCCGCGATATGCGGTACGTCAGGCAGATGCGCGAGGCATACACAGATGCGCTCGCCGGCGTCCGCAAACAGCTCGCCGAGATCAACGCCGAGATCGACCAGATGGAGCGCGACGGCGTCACGCCAGAGCAACAGATGGTCATGCTCCAGGCGCGATTTATGACTGCGCAGGACGAGCTGGTCCGAGCCATCGAGGCGTTCACGCCGTTCGGTGTCGAGCAGACCGCGACCGGTCAACGCGAGCTGATCATGTACGCGATCGACAACCTGGACAAAACAGTGCAGATCGCTGCCGGCCGGCCAGACCAAATCGGCATCGAGCTGTCGTTCACCCGGCCCGAGACCGAGACCCTAGAGCGGTTTGTGGGATTCGCCGGCGACGGCTCGCCGCTCGAGGCGGTATTCGCCGAGGTGGGTCCAGCCACGCGGACTGCATTGCAACAGGGCATGGCTGAGGGAATCGGGCCGCGAGCAGTCGCCAGGCAGATGACCAAGGTCGGCCAGGCAAGTTACCAGCGTATGGAAACCATCGCCCGCACCGAGATCATTCGCGCATCACGCGAGGCTACACGCCAGTCGTTTATCGACAACGCCGACGTGCTCGAGGGCTGGATGCGAGTCTGCGCCGGCGATGCCAATACGTGCATGGTTTGCTGGGCGCTGCACGGCACGATCCATGCGACCGACGAGATCATGCCGAGCCATCCGCGCTGCCGTTGCGCGATGGTGCCGATCCCGAAACCATTGTCGGAGATCAGCGGCGACCCGGATGCACCCGATGTACGGCCGACGATCCCGACGCGCGAGCAGCTATTTGCGACGCTCGATGAGGAGGATCAGCGCGAGATACTGGGCAAATCGCGGTACGAGCTGTGGCGCAACGGTATGAGTTTGTCGCGATTCGGAACGGTCGAGCAGGACCCTGTGTGGGGTCCGACGGCGGTGCCCGTCAAACTGGTTGATTTGGGAGCATGAGCATGGACATATTGATGACATACGGAGACGCCATCAAGGCGACGCCAGACGGCAGGGTATCGGGGTACCTTGTGCGTTTCGGCTCGCCGCGCGACACCGATCTCGAGGGCGACTTTTTCACCAAGGCGACCGATTTTGGGCGACCGATGGCCGAGGGTGAAACGTTCCCGTTGCGCCTGTATTACGCTCATGGCATGGACCCAAAAATCGGCCGACGCGCCATCGGAGACGGTGTCGTCAAGATGGACGCGGCTGGGCTGTGGTACGAGGGTCAGATCGAGCAGAGCGACGAATACCGCGAGATGATCAAACGATTGGCAGCCGAGGGCCGGCTAGGATTCAGCTCTGGTGCCGCCGGGCATCTGGTCATCCGCGAGGCGACCGGAATCGGCAAATCCAGCCGCATCACCGCGTGGCCGCTGGGCGAGGCATCGCTCACGCCGCGGCCGGCAGAGTCGCGCAACCTTGCATCGGTCAAATCGCTGGACGAGGTCAAAAACGATTACGAGATGCCAGACATGAGCGAGATGCCGGGCGAAATGCCCGAGGCTGAGAACGACGACGAGCTCCCAGTGTCGCCGGCGGAGGTATTCGCCGGCTGGCAGATGGACGCAGCCGAATCAATCATCGGGCGGCTCACCGGGCGTATGCTCGAGGCCGTCGGTGAGATGCTCGAGTACGGTCGACCGATCGAGGAGATCGACGGTGTGCTGACCGAGTACCATCGCATCCTGCTCGAGGTCGCGAAAATGCCCGAGGCGGCGAAATCGTTCCGACGATCCACCGGCCGGCCGGCGACCATCAAACAATTTGAGCGGCAGCTGCGCGACGCGCTGTCGCTGTCCCGCAGGGAGGCGGCAGCAATCGCCTCCAAATCGTGGCCCATCCTGCGTGATGCAGAGGACGGCAACGGGTCCGAAACCGAGGCCGACGGGCCAACGGTCGCGGCGAACAACGACGACCAGACCAAATTGCGGAGCGATCTGCTCCGTCGTTTGATCGCGCAACGCATCGCGGTGCAGACCGCGGTGGAGGTATGACCATGAATCGTATCGACAACCTGCGCGCCCAGATCATCGCCAACGCGACCAAGGCGCAGGACATTCTCAAGAGCGACGATTTCGACCCGGCCGAGGCCGAGAAATTGCTCAACGACAACGAGGTGCTCGAGCAGCGCATCAAGGCGCTCAGCCGCCTCAACGGCCGCCAGGATATGTTGCCGTACGGCGCGTCTGCCAAGGTCGACCCGGCCGAGCTCGACGCCGCTGACGCCACCAAGGCGTTCGGCCAGCCGACCAACGCCAGCTCGGTGTTCGGTGGCACTCGCCGCGAGGCGAACCTCAAGGCATACCGCCTCGGGATGTGGTTCCTGGGCGCTGTTTGCGGCAACCAGAAGGCGGCCCAGTGGATCGCCGACCGCGGCATCAAGGACCATCTGGAGAGCAACAATGCGCTCGGCGGCTACCTCGTGCCCGAGGAATTCGCCGGCGACATCATCAACCTCGTCGAGCAGTACGGCGTGTTTCGCGCCAACGCTCGCGTGGTCTCGATGTCCAGCGACACCCGCGTCCAGCCCAAGCGCACCAGCGGCATCACCGCCTATTTCATTGGCGAGGGCTCCTCGATCACGTCGTCCGATAACGGATTTGACAACGTCCGCCTCACCGCGAAAAAGCTCGCGGTGTACACCCGCCTGTCCAACGAGCTGAACGAGGACGCGGCCGTCGATCTGGGTGCGTGGGTCGCGCAGGAGTGCGCCCGTGCATTCGCGCAAAAAGAGGACGAGTGCGGTTTCATCGGCGATGGGACGTCGACCTACGGCGGCATCGTGGGTGCCACCGAGGCGCTCAAGGCCGTTTCCGGTACGATCTCGTTGATCAAGGGTTTGCAGGTCGGCACCGGCAACCTCTACTCCGAATTGGTGCTCGGCGATTTCAACGGCGTTGTCGGGCGTCTCCCGCAGTTTGCGGATACCGCCAACGCTGCGTGGTACGTCAGCCGCACGTTCTATCACAACGTCATGCGCAAATTGGGCGATGCTGCATCTGGAAACACCAATGAAACGCTGGCGATGGGCGTCAACCGCGAGCCGATTTTCATGGGCTATCCGGTGCGCATCGCTCAGGCCATGCCGTCGACCGAGGCGAACTCGCAGGTCTGCGCGCTCCTGGGCGATCTGTCGCAGGGTGCGTTGTTCGGCGATCGGCGCGGTATCGGTGTCTCGATTTCCGAGCACGATGCATTCCAAGCCGACGAATTGGCGCTGCGGGCTGTTTCGCGATTCGACATTAACGCATTCGGCGTGGGCGACACCAGTGCCGCCGGCCCGATCGTCGGTCTCATCACCGCCGCTGCGTAACACTGACAATGCCGGCCGGGTCGCGAGGCTCGGCCGGTGGAGGATTTAATCATGGTTGCATTGCAGAACATTCGCGTCGCGAATATGCTCCCGGCGGTTTCGGCCAATGGTGCAGGGTTTTCCACAACCGGTGTGGACAGCGTTGCTCTCGGAGTCAAATCGGACTACGCGACAATCATCGTCAACCTCGGTGCGATGGCATCGGCGTTGACGGTGCTCAAACTCACCGATTCCGATGACAACTCTACATATGGCGACGTCACCGGCTTCATCGGCGGCACCGATTTCACACTCCCGAGCGCGACCGACGACAACAAGTTCGTCGTGTTCCAGGTGGATCTCCGCAAACGGAAGCGGTACCTCAAGATCGAGGCGACCGCCGGCGTTGGCGCGATAGTGATGTCTGTGACCTGCGTGTTTTCCCGCGGCAAGGTTGGCACCAACAGCGCCGCCGACAGCAACGCTCTGGCGCTGGTGATCGGCTAATGGCACGGACCCGCGCACAGACCGCCGAGCAACTGGCACCGCTCTGCTCTGCCGAGCTGTACCCGACGCTCTCGTCCGACGATCTCCTGCGGATCGTCGACGGGGCTGTGCGCGGGTCTACCCATGCAGTCTCCACGGCCTACGCTGTCGGGGACCGTGTGGTACCCGCGACACCCAATGGTCGCCTGTACCGGGCCGTACGCGCCGGCACCAGCGCAGCGACCGCACCAGACTGGGCGACCGAGCCCGGTCTGCAATACACAGGCCAGCGATACAGCGACGGCGATGACCTGCTCTGGGAGGACGACGGACCAGCACCGATCGAAATGTACGACCTCAAGCTCGCGGCCCAGCGGGCCTGGCTCGAAAAGGCCGGTCGAGCCGCCGCCGATATGGCGGTCTCCGACCAGAACAAATCCGTGCAGCTCCAGCAGGTGCACCAGCACTGCCTCGAAATGGCGACCCGTTATCGCCCAATGGGAATCTGGTGATGATCCCGACCGAGCTGCTCGCGCACATCAGCGGGCGCATGGCATCCATCGTCGCAACTGAGACCGTCGATATTTACCGGCAGGTCACCGACAGCGACGGCATGGGCGGCATCACAGTGTCCTGGCGCAGGGTCGGTCACGACATCCCGGGTGCCAAAACGTACAACAGCGGCGACCATTCGCAGGTCGGCGGTGCAATCCTGCAGGAGGGCGAGTGGACATGGGCGCTGCCGATTGGGACCGACATCCGCACCAGCGACGAGCTGCGGACAGACGACACCGCGTGGACGGTCATCGGGACCGACGCGCATCGATCGCAACCGCTGATGCTGACGGTGCGTTGCAATCTGGCACAGGACGGTCGAGCATGACACCAACAGAGTCGCAAGTCGCTATGAACGTTGCCGCTGGCGCGGCCGGTGGGGCAGTCCGCCACATCGTACGGTTTTTGGCCGACCCGAAACGCCGCTGGCCGGCACTGGTTGCCGGCACAGTCACCGGCACGTTCTGCGCGACGTTTCTCACGCCACTCACCGCCCATGCGATCGGCTGGTCAGACGAGCCGGCGAAAACGACCGGGCTCGCATTTCTCCTAGGCGTGATGGGCATGGAGGCCGTCGAGCTCCTGCTGATGCGTGTCCGCAAGACGCTTGGCAGCGAGGATGGCAAATGACAGTTGTCGTGACGCTCACCAGCCGATGGATTGACCAGACGGACGCCGTGAATTATCAGTTTGCGGATGGATACGGCCTGCAATATTCATCGTTGCAGGATGCTCAGGAAAACGCAGTGTTAACCGATGGGCGTGTCGCGTCCGTCCTGCGTGACCTGTGCATATCGATCGCCGAATCGGCAAACATCGCTGGGCCGATCACAGCAACGTTTGATGGCAACGCACCCGATGGTGCGGTTGTACGGGTGACGCTATGAGGTTCCTGATCGGTACTGTCGCCGACCTGTTGCTGACGGGCAATCCCGGGTATACGGCCAACACGATCAACGTCGTCGGCGACAAACAATACTACGCATTTCGCCTCGACGAGGGCGCGACAATCACCACAGTCGGGGTACGTCAAAACACGCGCGTAAACACTACGGGCTCGAGCCCGGCTGCATACACGGGTACCGTGCGAATTGGGATACAGGGCCTCTCCGCGACGACCGGTCTCAACGATGGCACATGGGTCGGAGGTGCATCGAATTATGTCGATGTCTCATCCTGGACATCAGCCAACGACGGCAAATTTGTCACGGTCACATTGCCGTCGGCTGTGACGCTGTCGCGTGGTGTACCGTACTGCGTGATCGCCGAGCTCGTCACCGCCGCAGCAACTGGGTCGGTCGGTATCGCTGCACTGTTTTCGGCGATCGCGCTGAACGGATCATTCCCATACTCGCTCGATGAAACGGTCACGACACAGGCCGGTAAAACGGCCGCGTTGGCGCGGTTCCCATGGTTGATGCGATCTGCCAGCAAAACATATGGGTTGCCGATCGAAACGTGGTCAACCACTGCAATCGCATCCGATACGACGCCCAGTGAGGTCGGATTGGCATTCACGTTGCCAGCTGGGTCTGGATCAAATTACAAGGTCGACGGCGCGTTTTTGGGTTTTTCGACACCGGGCAACGTCGATTTCTCATTCGATATGGTGCTGTATCAGGGCACGACTGCATTGCAAACAACAACGATCGACAACGCGCAATTGGCTGCGGTTGGCTCATCACGCCGGCATGATCTACCGTTTGATACGACGCTCTCGTCACTGACTCCAGGCACTGAGTACATTTTGGCACTCAAAGGGACAGCGGCATCGTCGACTGCGTCGATCACCATTCGCGAGTTTACGATCCCAGCATCTGGTGACAAAACAGCATTCGGCCCCTGGGGTTTCCGCTATGTGAGCAGGACGGGCACCGGAGCGTGGTCGGAGGATACAACACGGCTGCCACTGTTTGGTTTGTCGATCGACGAAATCACGACGACAGCGTCTGGCGCGTACCCGATATTTGGAGGCATGGTCATCAAATGAGCAGCTGGCTGGGATACCGAAACATTGGAGAATTGTTGACATTCGCGGTCAACACGCATTCGGCCAGCACGGGCGCGGCGACTGACGCCGATGCTGTCCCGTCGTACCGGGTGTACGAGGACGAGAGCGGTACAGCAATACTCACCGGATCGATGGCAAAACTCGACGATACCAACACGACCGGATTTTATAGCGAGCAGTTGACGCTGTCTGGTACGCCGGGCAACGGATTCGAGGCGGGCAAATGCTACTCGATCTACATCAGCGCCGCGGTCGGCAGCGTTACGGGCACGACCGAGCGGCATTTCAGCATCTGGCCTACCGCAATCAACAGCGAGATCGGCGCGGACATCGTCAAAATCTCCGGTGACAGCGTCGCCGCCGACAACCTCGAATCGTACACCGACGGCACAACGAAAATGCCAGTCGATGTGTTCTCGATCAGCGGCGATTCGACAGCTGCGGACAACCTCGAGGCCGCGACCGACGGCACGGGCTACAACGTCGGCGGTGGGTCGATCGTCGTCGACAGCGTCACCAACAACGTCGGTGGCAACGTCACAGGGTCTGTTGGATCGGTCACAGGCAATGTCGCAGGATCGGTCAACAGCGTTGTTACCGCGGTTTCAGTCGGATCGATCGCGAACAATGCGATCACCGCGAACAGCATCCAGAACGGCGCGATTACCACTGTGAAGTTTGCCGCGGGTGCGATCACGGCAGACGTTATCGCGGCGAATGCGATCACCGCGTCAGAGGTCTCGACCGAGGCCGCGCAGGAGATCGCCAACGCGGTCTGGTCTGCAAACATTACCAACGATTACGCGATCAGCCCAGCGACGGCAGCTCCGTGGGGCAACAATACATTCGGTGACCGAGTGCTGATGAGCGATTCAAACAATCAAAACGAGGTCGCTGTCACCGGATCGAATCACATCGCCGCTGATATCCACGAAATCCAGCCCGACGAAATCATCGACATCGCGCAGGGTGTCCTTACCGAGGCGACATCGACCAACCCGGCAACATACGCGGTGGGCGACGTCGGCAACGTTCTGGGGCGGCTGGTCAATATGATCGAGGCCGACGGTGCCAATTTCCGCTACACGACCAACGCGCTCGAGCAAGCGCCATCGGGCGGCGGTGGAGGCGGCACGACGTTTGTCACGGGCAACCTGCCATATCGCGTCAAAGCCGACGAACAGTTCCCGGGCGGCGTCGTCGACATCAACATCGGCACGTTGATGCGGCTCGATCTCCAGATCGTCGACCGCGACGACAACCCGATCAATCTCACGGGCGGCACTGTCACCGTCGGCGTCCGCAACGCGAGCACCGGCGCGACAGTCGGCACGGATCAGAGCGCGACCCTCTCGCTGGCCCGGCTGGGATATATTTACGTCGATACGGTTGCGGACTGGTCGGCGACTGCCGGCACGTATCGCATCACGGTATCGGCGACACTCGGCAGCGACGTCATCGTCGCCGGCCCGCTACAGCTGATTGTGAGGACCCGCTGATGGCAATATTGCGTGAGGGCCCATGGCGTATTTACCAGTCGCCCGAAACGTGCGGCGATGATGCGTCCGTCATCGACACGTACATCGGCGACGCTCACGAGTACGAGCTCGAGGCCCGCGCCGGCGACGGCACGGTGCTCGATCTCACGGGCTACAGCCTGTCTGGGCGCGTCACCAACGCCAGCACCAATGCGATCGTGCTCAATAACCAGACGGTTACGGCAGCGTACGCCGCCGGCGGGCGCATGACCTGGACACCGTCAACGGCATGGGCGAGCGCCGGCACATACCG